TTATCTCTTGCGTTAGTCATTTAATTATAAATCCTCTTGTTCAGCTTTAAAAGTTGCATAAGCATCTTTAACATCTTGTGTCCAGACTGCGTTACATACTGCTTGAACCTCTGAGTGTTCATTAGTTATATCTGCATCTGGCATCAAAGCATGTCTATGATACTTTCTTGATAATTCTTCGCCATCTTCCATAACTACAGTATCTGTTCTTACTTGAACTGATTTGTATTTTCCGACCACTTCGATTTTACCAATCTGTGTCTCTTTAGTTATTGCCATAGTTTGTCTCCTGTGTTGTTAAGTTGATAAATAAGCTGCTGTTATTCCGATATAACTATTATTAGCAAAATCAGTATTAGTTAATGCTTGATTAGTTCCATTACCATTTGATGCTGTATGTCCAAATAAAGTTAAAAATTGTGAAGAACGATTTACAGTTACTCCTGCTTGAACTAAAGAAGAAGTCATATTATGCCAAACCAAAGGAGCAGTACCAACTCCACTCCAACTGTTTGTAAGTGTTGCTATTGTAAATGGTATTCCAGATATAGTTGCAGCACCAGTTGATGAACCTTTATTTGAAAATTCAATAAATATTTGTAAAGTTACAAGATTTCCAATTTTAGTATATGCACCAACTTGTGTAGCAGATATTCCTGTAGTTCCACCACCAAACTTAATAATTGGTGTAAAAGTTCCTTCTTCGTAATCGTCTAATTTGTTTGCTGTGCCTGTGCCACCAACATATAGACCACCACCTAAGTATAGGTCTTTCCATAAATTAGAACCATCTCCCATATCAATAGTGTTACTAGCATTAGCACCATTTTGAACAGGTAGAATTGTATTAGTACCACATTGTAATCCAGAGTTTGTACTGTCTCCTTGAATATATAAATTGTTGCTATTTACAACACCAATACTACCAACTGTTGTGCTATCTTTTCTTAATTTAATTATATCACCATCAGTTGATAATCTTCCAAAATAACCAGATGGATTAGATGTTACTACTGCTGCAATAGCATTATCACTTGCTCTAAGTTTTATTCCTGCTGTTAAAGTAGAAGAATCAGTTGTATTTATAAGTACATTTCCAGATGAGTCGATACGCATACGTTCTGTATTGTTAGTATGCAATCTCATAGAGTTATCACTATGCTCATAATAAATTCTACCAATTTGTGAATTATCTGGGTCTCCAAATTGTAACTGAGAAGCACCGGTAGAATTGTCATTACTTAAAATTCCTATTCTAGCATTAGAAACACCACCTACAGTTAATTCTCTATCTGGCGATGAAGTTCCGATACCAACTTTATTAGCAGAAGCATCTACAAATAACATATTGGCATTATCATTACTTTCAACTCTAAAATCTGTATCAAAACTTCCATCATTAAATACAGCTTCTGTTGGAGTTAATTTTAAAATATCATTACCACTATCAGCATGTCTAATTTGGAATCTTAACTGTGTATCTCTTGAACCAGAACTTACATCTAATGCTTTTGCTTCAATTTTTGCAAACTCAAGTTTAGCACTTGCATCATCTTCTGCCATGAAACGAATATCTCCAAGTATATCGTTATCTGCTGGACTAGCAGAGTTTCTATACAAAGAAAGTCTTGGGCCGACATTTGCATCTGCATCTGTTGAAATAAGTTCAAGACCAGTAGAGTTATCTGCTGTTGTGATTGTAAGACTAGTTAAACCAGTATAAGCACCAGTAATTCTAGCATCTGGTACTGTACCACTTGATAAATCTGATGCGTTTAGACTTGCAACAGAGAATGTTCCATAAGCAACAATATCAACTACGTCTCCTGTAGTTGCACCACTTGCTAATACTATTGATGAACCAGAAGTTACTGTAACGTCTGTTCCATTTAATAATTTTACACCATTAAGATATACGTCAATAAATCCTGCGTCATACGCAAGTGTGTTACCATTGTTGTCTGAACCTGTAAAAGTTGTTTGACCAGATGTTGCTGTATAATTATATCTTTGTGAAGTTCCATTAACTGATGAACCTGCGTTTTGCCAACCAGATGAACCATACACATTTAAAATATTTGTAGAAGTGTCGAAATATAGATCACCAGAATCTAATGAAGTTGTTGGAGCTGAAGAAGATACTCTGTATCTATCAGCAAAAGAATTAACACCAGAAATATTTGAAGCTGTCGTTACTACTGAGCTAATATTATTTCCAACATTTGAAATTGCATCAGTTGCAACTGTACCATCTTCTATATCAGCTAAACTTTGAATATCACTAGACAATCCAGATACAACACCTATATCGGTAGTGTCTCCTGCAACAGTTGTAATATCAGATGAAATAGCAGCAACAGTCGTAACTTCAGTTGCCTTTGGAACTAATCTATGAAAAGTATAAGTATTTAATGTTGTTGTTGTTTCAACAAGTACACCAAAACCAGCAGTTAAAACTGTAGAACCACATCCTGTAATAGTTACAGTTGATCCACCAACAGTTCCACCAGAAATAGTAACTGTTCCTCCGCTTGGAGTTCTTGTAGTTCCCATTTCTTTAATAGATACAATTGTACCAGCACCATCATTTACATCTGGGTTTGTATTTGGAAAATTTGTTTCACTTGATATTGGAAAAAATCCTCCAACATCATCTACTAAATCAATAACTCTAGCATCAATAGCAGCAGTTGTTGCAATAAAAGCATCAGAAGCTGACCAAGTATCACCTGAGTCTATTGTTTCAGAACTATCTTGTCTAAAATATCTTCCATCAGAAGCTGATGTGGTAAAGAATGTAACATCATCAGGTGTATGTCCTGATTAATCAGAATTAGTTACAATAACTGCGTCTGCAATTTTATCTATAGTTACAGCATCATTATTTATTTTATTTGTTGTAACAGCACTATTTTGAATTTTAGCTTCAACTACAGAGTCAGTTGCTAGTTTAGAAGCAGTTACATTTGCATCTAAAATTTTAGATGTTGTTATATTGTCGTCAGCTATTTTTGATGTTGTTATTTGTGAATTTGCAATATGATTTGTGTCTATTGAACTATCAACATAATGTTCGCTATCAATACTATCATTAGCTATTTTAGACCCATTAACTGAATCTGCTCCTAATTTTGCATTAGTAACTTGTGAATTTCCAATATGCTGAGTATCTATTGAACCATCAACATAATGCTCACTATCAATACTGTCATCTGCAATCTTACTTCCATTTACAGAGTCAGCTCCTAGTTTTGCGTTAGTAATTTGAAGATCAGCTATGTGCTGTGTGTCAATTGAAGCATCTACATAATGCTCTGAGTTTATACTATCATCTGCTATCTTAGATCCATTAATAGCATCTGCTGCAATCTTAACTGTGGTTACTGAACCATCTGCTAAAGTTGCAGTAGCAATTACACCAGCTGGTAAAGAGTTATTTGTTTTTGATAATGCACCAATATAAACATTTGTAATAGCTTCATTAGATAATGAACCACTATCCCAAGTTACATTGATTGTAGTATTTGTTGAAAATGATGAGGAACTAATTGTTCCAAAAATTGTGCCAGGTGTACTAGCTGTTAATTTAATTCTTCTTCCCTCATGGTAGATTGGAGTTACATCTACACCAGCTATTGTAAAAGAAGTAGCTGAAGCATAAGCAGCAGTATAAGCTCCATCGCCATCTCCATATTCAACCCATTGAGAATCATTAAACCATGATCTAGTATTAACCATTAATGCTCTAATTGCATTATTAAGTTGAGAAGGAAGCATTCCCTCTGCAACTGAAATACCATTTAATGATGTGTTATTTAAATTGGTTGTTGAATAATCTTTAATCCCTGCCACTTTAGTCTCCTATAAACCAAGCATACGCTTTATTGTTTTCTTGATTTTTTTCATTAATCAATGAATTAATTGCTTCTTCAATTTGTCTTTGAAAAAATTCTTGTGTTTCAAAACTATATCTTACGTTATCTATATCAGTTTTATCTGTCATCTCAAGCCTGATTTTGATGCAACAATATCTATTCCTTGAGCATCTTTCCAAGCACCTCCACTTGGTATTTTTACATTAAATTTAACATATCTACCAGATTGTCTAACTGGATTTATGCCTGAAGTATTCATGTTAGAAACAGAAGATGTTACAACATTGTCGGCAAGTTTATCTCTAGTTTTAATAGTAACTGTTGCTTCTGCATCTACAATAGGTCTTACTCCTATTATATTTGATCTTGTGCCAGGAAACAACTCTAATTCTGAAGTTTCTATTTCCCCAACATTTGCAGTTCCTGAAAAAATAGCAGCTTTATAATTATTATCTATTGCACCTAATAATAATTGTCCACCTGACCAAAAATCTGTATCTAATGCAATATTAATTTGATCTAAGTTCTGAGATATAATATCCATCAATTCAACTGTGTAAGCTCCTACAAATTGAGAAAATATTGTACTTGCACTAGCTTCTGCACTTGACCATTTTTGTGTTGCATAATTATAAATTAATATTTTATCACAGATACCTGTAGTATTCGCAGTATCGTCTGCACTAGGATATAACCACATAGCTAATTGATTAAATGGATCTACCGCTGCACATATTCTATCGCTAAATGCTTTGTTTAAATCAATATCAAAAAATCTATTTACTTTCTCTGCACCGATTGAAATAACTTGATCGCCATTGATTTCAAAAAAACCATCGTCTGCATAAAAGAATACTCTACGATTATCTTGACAAACTGTTCTTCCATAAACAGCTCCTCTATTAGGTGAGATTACTGAAAGTCTAAATACTGTTGCACCACCAACATAGTCCATACGAATAATTTGGTTTTGTCTAAACACATATCCAATCTCTCCAGATGTTATATGAGTTATTTGTCCACCTGAACCTGGTAGGTCTTGCAAGTCTGATTGTTTAGTTCCAGCTGCCCAAGTTGTAATATCATTTATTCCTGACCATTGAATTCTATTAGATGCGTTACTATGATTTCCTGTTACTAAAAAATCCCTAACTACACCTGAGACTCTAAAATTTGGTAATGTTCCACTTGTAGTTATTGAAGATAGATTAGCAAAGTTAGTTGATGTACCCATTAAAAAATATTGAGGTGTATCAACACCATTACTTGCTATTACATAGTTTCCAAATTGTGTGAATGTCCAAAAATCTGTATTGTCACCTGTTAAAGATCCTTTTCTTGAAGTAAAAGTACCACCAGCTAATTGATATAAGTCTGTATTCGTTGCAACAAAATTAAATACAGTATTTGCGTTATCTCTAAAAGAACCTGCACCTCTACTATTTGCACCAATATTATTGGATGAATAATTAACTAATGAAGGAAATCGTTTGTAAGATTGTCTTGCAAAGTACACATTGTTGGCAATATTCGCACCAGGATTATTATGTTCTGGTTGGTCAGGTAGCCATTCTCCAAAGGGTATTTGCATTATAATCCTATTGGTTGTTATTTGTTACTGCAACAAAGTTATCGTTAAATGAACCTGCAACAGTTACATCCCCTCTTTGTTGTAATGGTGCATTTCCATATTGATCTTCTCTATCATTTCTCTCTAATCTTTCCATAGCAGTTGCATACATTTGTTGCCATTGTTGAACTTGTCTTGGCTCAATACCACCTAAAAAATTAGCAGCATGATATAGTGATCCATATAAATAAATAGCTGGATGATTAGTTAAAATATAATTAGATGTATTTGAATCGGATAAAGCATCAAATTCTTTAAAGTAATTAATAACTCCTGTGTAAGATGCGGATGGACTTGGTGCAAATCTAAAGTTATCTCCAAGTATTGTAAATGTGCTTGGCATACCAGATGTTGAACCACCTTTTATTTGATCCATTTGTGCAGGAGTAATATATTTTAGTGCATACTTAGTACCACCTTGTAAAATATAAAAATCTCTTACTTGTAAAAAGCCAGTTGGTAAAGCTACTGTTTCAGAATCAATAGTAAAAGAACTATCGGTTTCATTCATTTTTCTAATTCTTAATTTAGAATTAAAATCTTTTTCAGTAAGAACTATAAAATCTTCTGATATTTCTGATGTTAAATCGGATCTGTTTAACCAGTTAGCAATTGATGTTTTTAAATCTGAATATGTTGCTAGTGCCATTATAATTTTCCTTCAGCAGTTCTAAAATATCTAAATTCGCTGCTATTTAATTTTTCTTTTAATATTTTTTTTTGAACTTCTGGTGGTAGTCCAAACCAATTACTATCACCATTATACTCATTTGCCCAGACACTTAAAGCAATAGTTGGAATACTGGCTACTCTTTTCAAATCTCTTGATTTAGAATAGCCATCATTCATATTTAGCAATTCTTTGTTATGCTTTAGGTGTGAATCAATATTAACTTCTTCTTTAACTGCAATTTTACCTTCCATGTCATCTTTCATGTAAGTTGTTTTTTGCAATCCATCTAAAATTATATCTTTTTTCATTTGCCTTGACCTTTATATCTTTTTTGTTTCTTCTGTCTTTTCTCTGATTTATTCAAAGATTTCTTGTGTTGTCTTGCACCTCTTTTTTTAGGCTTATCTCTTGGTATAAAATGGGTAAATTTTTGTTTAGCCATTAGCCAGACATTTCAGTAACTGAAACTTCAGCACTACCAATCACAGCAACTTTCTCACCAGGTGAAACTTTAAAAATTTCAGGTTGGTCAGCAGGTATAAAGATTGTTGAAGAACCAGCAGTAGATACAGCAGTTGGGTTCGCACCAAATAAAATATAAACATCAGCAGTAGATGCTATTCTTACATATTCAGTTTGAGAACCAAAAGCACTTGATTGTGAACTTGTACCTGTGCTTGTTATTCCTTGATGAGTAGTAGGTCTTAATCCATAATTAAAACTCATAATTTTTCTCCTAATTAATTAGGGGGAAATACCGCTAGGCAAGATCCCCC